ATGGCGACCAGGCCGGCGATCGCGAGCACGATCCACCCGATCGGTGACGTGAGGAATGCGGCTTTTAGCAGGTTTTGTGCGACGGTGAACGCGGTGGTGGCGCCCGCGGCTATCCGCTGGGCGCCCGCCATCGCGAGGGTGGCCACCTTCGTCTTGCCGAGCCACTCGAACAGCGGTGCGATACCGCCCGCCAGGTCGGCCCAGCCCTGGATGTAGGCGACGATCCCCGCTTTCCCGGGCCCTTGCATGATCGTCGCGGTTCCGTCGATCACGTCGTGCACGCCGATCAGGTTGCGCTCGGCGTTGTCGGCCCGGCCGCCCACCTTCTCGAACCCGTTGGCGCTCTCCTCCACGTCCTTGGTCATCTTCTTGGACGAGTCGCCCACGGCGCCCATGGCTTTCTGGGCGCCGGTCGGGTCCCCGCCGAACGTGAGGGTGACTTGGTTGGCCATCAGGTCACGTCCAATCCGGCCGCGCGGAGCGTGTCGTCGAGCCCGGTCGCCATCACCTTCGTGATCTCGTCGCGGTGCGCGGCGAGCCCGGGGTAGACGTAGCGGCCCTGGGTGTAGAACGGCCGGCTAACGGACTTGTGGCGCCCCACCCGGCCGCCGAAGTCGAGCCACGGATAGTAGGGCGCCCGGGTGCCACCGGCCGCGATCGCCGCTGTGGTCTGGCTGGACCGGACCTTCAGCGACGCGCGGGCGCGGCCGGAGCGCTGCGGGATGCGCGGCTTCGCGTACGAGATCACCAGCTCGGAGGACTTGTTGAGCGCGACCCTGATCAACTTCGGGAGCGCCGCGTCGACCTTGCGCAGTTGCGCGCGCAACTCGTCGAGCCCCACGATCGCGATCGTCAGCCGCGCCATCATCGTCCCATCCGGGCCGCGGCGGACTTGGCCGCGAGATCCTCCGTCTGTGCCTTCACCGCGAAAAACCGTGTCCAGTAAAGGAATTCCAGGTTCGACATGCGCTCGCGGAGCTCCTGCACCGTCATCCGCAACTGCCATGCCACATAGAACTCCATCGCTATCTCACCCCCCATCAGGAAGGCTTTTCGTCGCCTCCTTCCCCTGGCCCGGCTCACCACCCGAGAGCTCTTGAATCTTGTTGATCACCTTTTGCACCACGCCGGATTGATCCCGGGCGCACCAGGCGACCACATCGTCGAAGTCCATCTCCGGCTCGACGATCCCCCACGCGAGCGCCTGCATCTCCACCCACGCGAAATCGTCCTGCCGCTTGGTGAGCTCGTGCGACTCGCCGCGCGAGAGCCCGCGCACCACCACCTCTTCCCCGTCGCCGAGGTCCACGTGCTCGGTGTGCCCGTGGACCTTCCGGGCGAGGATTTCGGCCCTGCTCAGTACTGCCATCGGTTGCCCCTCGATCGTTACGGCTGGGTACCTTCGGTCACCGAACCGGTGACTTGCAGCTCCACAGTCCACTGGTAGATATCGTCGTTTTTGTACGATTCGACATACTTGCCGACCACGCACGATCCCGACTGCTTGCGCTTGGTCGAGCCGATCCCGGACGGGTACCGCTCGAACGTGACCGTGGTGCCCGCGAGGGCTTCGAGCCCGCGCGGGCCGCTGGCGAGCACGTCGTCGGTCCACCCGCCGATGGTGAACTGGCGGGAGATCTGACCGCCGCGGAACTTCTTGTCGGTCATGCCCGAGCCGGCGTAATCGTGCACGTCGGGTGTGACTTCCCAGTTGCCCGTCTTGGTGAAGGTCGTCAGCACCAGCGTGCCGATCTTCATCCCCGCATCCATGCCGTGATCGGCAACACCGCTCGCCATGGCTCTACCCTCCCGTTATTTGAAGTTTGAACGTGTAGGTGATCGCCGGGTCCTTGCCCTGGATCACCTCGACGCCGGGCTCGGCCGCGGTCACGAACAACGTCCCGCACTTGGTCCAGTGATGCGCCATAAGCGCCACCCGGACCGACTTGGGGCCGGCGGGGCTGGCGTACTGGAGCGCGGTGCGGAAGACCTTGCTGTTGTTGGCCGGTCCGAACACGATGGTCAACCCGAGCTCGGGTATCCGGTTCAGCCCCGGGCCCGGTTCCTGGTACTGGATCGTGGGGAGCTCGACGTACGGGGCCGGCGGCCGGGCCCGCACCCCGGAGCCCTCGGCGGGCACCACGAGCCCGATCCCGGCCGCGTCGAGCACGTCGAAGATCTCGTCCATGAGCTCGTCGAGCAGAAGGCTCATCGCGGCATCCGAGCTCGGATGATCTTGGCGCCGGAGAGGATCGCCCGGACGTCCGGATCGAGCTTGGCGGCCAGCCGCACCTCGCTGCCCTCGCTGGGCGCCCCAGCCGTGCCGTACGGGCTCTCGCGGCGCACGTGCCACCGGTTGACCTGGAGGCGCACCGCGGAGGGCACAGCGGCCGGTACGGCGCTCCACCCGAACTTGGCGAACACGCTGAGGTCTCCGCACGGCGGCCGGTCGCGGAAGGTGAGCCCGATGTACGGCACGCCGAATGCCGCGGCGTTGCGCTCCCACCACTGGTAGCCGTCGACGCCGGCGGCCACCGCGGTGCCCGCCAGGGTGACCGTGACCCCCGTGAGGTCCTGCACGTCGTCGATCATGATGAGCCACCGGCCGCTGGTGAGCTGCGCCGCCTGGCCCGCGTCGTAGGTAAGGGTCTGGGCGGTGGCGAACTGGCCGAACTGCCTATTGCACGCGTCGTCGACCGCGCGGGAAGCAGCCGTGCCGTAGCCCGGGATGTACGCGTCGCCGGTCTCCGTCCGGACGAACGTTTCGAGATCGGCGGCGGTCACGTAGTCGGGTGCCCACGGCACGGCTGTCCCCTCCCCCCGAGGTCTACCGGTTGCCCTGCGCGAGCTCGGGCACCACGTCGCCCGGCTCGGCCGGGTCCGCGGCGCCGGCCGCGATCCGGTCCCGGTCGCGCTTGCGGGCCTGCGCTTTCTCCGCGTTGCGCCGGGCCTCCGGTGTGGCCGGCTCGATCCCCTCGTCCAGCGCGTTGAGCTCCTCACCGTTGAACGGGGAAGTGGTCACCCCGCGGACGCGTAGATCGTCCGCCTCGCCGGCCGACAGACCGAAGTCGGGGCGCTGCGGAATCCGGGGCTGGCCGGCCGCCGGGGCACCCTCTTCGAGCTCGGCCACCCGGGCGCGGAGCTCGGCGTTCTCACGCTCCAGCTCATCCTTCGTAGGCATTGATGTCCCTCGATTCTGACCCGACCGTTTCAGTACAACGGTTGTCTATATCTGCTGGTGGCGGGCCCGGGCATGATCGCCCGGGCCCATAATTTCCCACGAGGTGGGACGGAAGATTACGGCGCCACCGGGTCCCAGGTGATGATCCGGACGCCGGTCGTGTCGCTCACCGCGGTCGCCTGGTAGCCCCACACGCCCAGGTCGACCGTGGCGACCGCGATCTGGTCCATCGTGAGCCGCTGCGGCGGGCTGGCCCAGCCGTGCACGCTGGTCCTGTCCAACACGTAGCCCTGCTTGCTCGGGGTCGTCTGGCCCGCGGCCGGGAGCGCCCACGCGGGCATGAATTCCTGGCCGCCCACGACGATGCTGGAGAACTTCGAGGTGGTCTGCCCGTTGCGGTTGGTCGGGTTGAGCATCGGGTAGAGCTTGGCGCCGGTGGTGTCGGCCGCGTCGGTCAGCGCGATGTACGCATCGGCCGCGGAGAACGCGTCGGTGAACGCGTACCCGCCGCGGACGAACTGGAGCTGGGCGATGCCGTGCTCGATCTCGCGGCCGAGCACCTTGCCCGCCACGTCCCGGTTGACCGCGTCGCCGGCGGTGAACGTGTTGAGCGCGGTGAACGAGCCCGCGTTGAGCAGGGTCACAGCCGCGGCTTCCAGGGCCTCGTTCACGCCGCGGACCATCTGGTTCCAGATCAGGGTGGAGGTCTGCGGGTTGCCACCCTGGTCCCACACCTCCCGGTTGAGCCGGGCCTTACCGGAGTACGCCGTCGGAGTCACGGTCTGCGCGGTGGTGGTGAACGAGCCGGTCGACGGCTCGGTTCCCTGGACGTGCGCGGCCACGAGCCCGGACGAGGCGGAGAACAGCGGGAAGATAAACGGGGTGATATCGGACAGAGGGCCCTTGTTGATCGCCGCCCAGATCGGGAACCGGTAGTCCCGCTGGTCCACGTACATGTCGGGCCGCTGGCGGTTCGGGTTGGTCTCGTCGACGTCGGCGATCGCGATGTTGAACGTGGCCGCCATCTGCTTCTGAATGAACGCCAGGGCCCGATCGTGCGCCGCCTGGTCGCCCGCGGTGAACCACGCGTGGTAGTCCTGGCTCAGGTCGTGGGTGCCGCGCCCCAGGATGGCCTGGCCCTTCTTGTCGAGCATGAAGGTGTACGGCTCGGGCTCGTTCACCCGGAAGGTGCCGAAGTGCGCGCCCGGGGCGACCGGGCCGGTACCCGGCGCCGGGTGCGCCGTCGGGTCGACAGGCTGCGCGAACTGCTGCGGCGGGGCCGCGGCCACGTTGCCCGCCGCGGCGATGTCCGCCACGGCCTTGGCGAGCGCGGCGTTGAGATCGGCCGCGGACTGCGGCCCGGCCGGCAGCGCCGAGGCGAACTGGCCCTGCGGGAGCGGCGCGGCCGGCGGCGCCGGTACGGGCGGCGGCGCCTGGCCCGGCCACGGCGCCGGGATCATCGCGACGCCGGCCCCGTTCACCGGGCCCTGGCCCGCGTAGCCCGGGGCGGTGTACGCCGCGTACTGCTGCGGGACCTGGGCGGCGGTGGGTGCGGGCTGCGGCGCCGGGTAGAGCTGCGCGGCCACCGCGCACGCCATCCCGGCGGGGTGCGGCCGGCCGCAGTGCTGGCAATTCATGGTGAAACCTCCTGCTCTGCTCGCGGCCACTGTGGTCACGCGGGCGCCGGTGAAAGCGGGGTCAGGGGTGACGCTGGTCTCGTTCCACGTGGCCCTGACCACATCGAACGTTTGATCTTTCTCGCTCCACACGACGTCTCCGTCGGCGGGATCGAGCGAGAAATCGACGCCCACGGAGAGCCCGTCCTGGAGCCCGCCCACCGCGTCCATGAGTAGTTGATCACGCTGCATTTTCGTTGGCGAGCCGTCGGGCCCGTCGAGGATCTTGAGGGTGACCACCGGGCCGGCCTGGGTGTCCTGGACGTTCTGGTGCACGCCCACGTAGTCGGCGTGCCCGTCCTTGACCCGCAGCCGGTTGAGGTTGCCCGCGTCGTATTCGAGGGCCCCCGGCCGGAACCGGAACCCCACCCCGTACTTGCGGGCGACCGCGCCGTACGGCACCGCGAGCCCGGTGATCGTCCGCTTCTCCTTGTCGGCGGTGGGCGGCGGCGCCGCGGTGCCGAAGTCGGCCACCGAGAACGACCAGCCCGACGCGGACGGCTCGGAGAACGTGGTGCCGGCCATGGCGCGGGCGGTGAGCGCCGGGCCGAGCTGGGCGGGCAGGACGCGCGCGTTCAGCCCGGGTGCGGGCAGCGCGGCCGGCGGCGGGCCAGCCAGAGCCGCCGCCGGCGCCGGCCCATTAAACCCGATCGCGCTCCGCGCTTCGATGTCCGAGATCAGGCCGGCCTGCCAGGCGGGCAGCACGTTGGTCGCGTCCGGGCGCAGCCACCTCGAGGTATCCCACTCCACACGTTGCCCGCGCGGGGTGACGTCGCCCATCGAGAGCCGGTCGGTGATCGCCGTCATCGGCCCGGACAACGTCCGGTTGATCTTGTCGGTGCGCCGGTCCTGGCTGTTGAAGTACGTCCGCGAGGTGGTGTTCACGCCGACGTCTTCGGGGTCGAGCCCGAGGTGGAGCGCGATCTCCAGCGACACCTGCCGCTGGAGCTCGACCAGCTGTAGCTCTGCCGGGGAGGGCGCGTTGTTGTCCGATCGGGTGAGCGCGGCCGGGATGTACGCGGGCCCGCCGCGCTTGCGGCTCTGCCGGTAGACCGCGAGGAACGCTTCCACCTCGGGGTCGGAGAACTTGCGTACCGTCTGGTCGTCGGTGTCGGTGAAGATCTCCTGCGGCCGGGGGTTGTCCGCGTACATCGCGGCGAGCGCGTCGAGCATCAGCGCGCGGCGGATGGTGCGGGCGCCCGAGGTGAGCAGCGGCCGGCCGGGCGAGTCGAAACGGATCATCATCGACGCGGGAACCTCCCGCCCACCGACCCAGACAGAGGCGCCGCGCGGGTCGATGGTGCCACCGGGCAGCGGGGCGGGCTGGAGCATGATCCCGGTGCGGTTCGGTTGCGGCGGGGTGAGCGAGACGCCGACCACCCGGCGGGCGGTGAGCGGGAAACCCCGGAAGTCGAGCGACGTCTTGAGCCACCACGAGATCCCGTCGCACAGCAGGTCCTCGATCGTCTGGGCGTACATCACCACCCGCGGCACGTCCGGGTCGGGTTGCTCCAGGAAGGTGTTCGGAAGGACGTCGGTGCCCCGCAGATTGAGCAACGGCAGGGTGGCCACCGAACAGATCTCGTCCCGGCCGCGCTCGACGGCCGAAACGGACATCGCATCCTCGCGGGACACGGGCGCGTTGGTGAAGCCCTGACCCCACACGCCGTAGATCAACGCGTCGATCGGCCCCGAGGTGGAGAACGCCCGGTCGGACGCCGGAGCAAGGCCGAGCCACCCGCGCACGCGTGCGTACACGGCGGAGAATTTGCTCATGATCAGAGCATAAGGGCACGCCTAGCGGGAACGGTTCACCTGGCCACGTGGAAACCGGCCCGGTCGGTCGGCGCCGGGATCGTCCGGGCCAGGTGCACGGCGCCGGCCGCGGCGTAGACGCCGGTGATGTGCCCGGCGCCCTCGCGCCGGTCGAAGATCCACTCCCCGTTGATGCCGCGCGACCGCTTCTCGGCGTTGCCCATCATCGTCGTCAACGCGTCCTGCCCGGAGTGCAGCACGCGGAGCTCCCGCACCAGCGCGGCGAACCCCATGCACACGGGCGCCGCCTCGGACTTGATCTCCGCGACGCGTACGCCGCGCGGCGGCCACCCCTCGCGGCCGATCTTCCGCTGGCCGAGCTCGGCGGTGAGCACCGCGGCGCCGCTGTTGGGGAACCAGCCGAACGTGTACGGGCGCACCCGGTTGATCCACGCGGGCAGCTTCTCGCGGCACTCGGCCAGCGTCTCCCACGACTGGACCGCCTCCACCCGGATACGCCCGTCGTCGAGCACCACAGCCACCACGAGGTCCGCGCGGGCGCCGTCCGGGGAGACGTCGAGACACGCCGCGATCCGGCCGCGGTACGCATCGAGGGTGCCGAGCTCGACGGAGCGGCCCCACGCTCCCAGGTCGATCGCGGTGTTCATCGACCGCACCCGGATGCACATGTTCTCCGTCTTGAAGGTGGCGAGCGCGGGCCCGCCGGCGGCCATCGCGATCCGGGCCTGACCGATCAGGGTGTCCACTTCGATACGGTTGCCCAGATTTGGGTTCGCGATCGCGAGCGCAAACGGGTCCAAAGGGTCCATATCCTCTGTGCACGACCATGAGAACATGCCGGTCCGGTAGTCGCCCGGTGCCTCGTCGAGCCGGGCGGCGACGTCTTCCGGGCCGACGTCGTTTGCCCAGGTGATGAACGCCTCGCCCTGGTCGTGCAAGTCGTTGAGCACGATGGACCGGTCCGAGCCGGCGTTGCTGATCCCCCAGACCTGAAACTTTTTCACCGCGTTGCCCGCGTTCACGGAGGCGCCCCACGCGCTGTAGTCGTAGTGGTGGCGCAGCTCGTCGAGGATGAGCCGGTGCACGGTGAGCGACCGCCCGCCTTCCTCGTTGCTCGCCGCGATCTTGTACCGGGAGCCGGTCGTCGACCAGGACTCCTGCTCCCCGTTGGTCTCCCGCGTCCACCGGCGGGCCCGGAAGTGCGCGAGCGCCGGCGCCGCCTCGGCCAGCTTCACCGCGGCGTGCCACGACTCGCGCGCGTAGTCGAGCTTGGTGGACGTGCCGAGCACCAACCCCACCTCGCACACGAACTGCCACCAGAGCGCGAGGATCACCAACAGGGTCGTCTTGCCGTTCTGCCGGGCCACCTCCACCAGCAGGGTGCGGAACCGCGGCCGGCCGTCATCGAGGAGCTCCAGGCCGTGGATCAACAGCCAGCGTTGCCACGGGTCCGGCGGGTAATGCAGCACGTCACACGCCCACGCGACCACCGCGAACCCCGCGGACGTGTCGTCATCGAGGGCGCACCCGCATCCGCACGGCCCGGGTGGGCCGACCACCAGCGGCGGCGTGAAAAGCCGCGGCAGGGTGGCGCCCTCAGCCGGTAGCGCGCTCTGAGAATCGCTGGCGGTGAGCGTCATGGGCGGCCGAGTCGGCAGAGACGCCGGCCGGGGAGCCGACGGTGGGGATCGAGCTCGCCGGGATGGCGCCGCGGCCCGCGCGGGTGAGCCCGAGCGCAGTGAGCGTCCGCAGATACTGCGGGCCCACGATCCGCACCACCTCCAATTGATCTTCGAGGGACATGGGCCGCTCACCGGCCGCGATCTGGCTCAACGTCCGGGGCGTCGTCCGGTCCAGCAGGCCGGCTAGGAGCGCAGCGAACTCAACCCCCGCAGCGTCCGAGTCGGGAATCGCGCCCGCGCGGACCGCTTTGCGTAGACGTGAGAGGTTGCTCACGATTGTTCCCCGGACGCGGCCGGATCACGGGGAGAGAGAAAAGACAGGGCGGCGGGTGTCCGGCCCGTGGCCTGCGGAAAAAACCGGTGGCTCATCGAACGTTGTCGATCGTTACTTGCGCCAATTGGACGTGATCACCGCTCTTATCGAGCGCATGTTCGATGAACTTTGCCAGCTCATCGCGCGGTGCGAGCAACCGAACACAGCAGCCGCACGGCGCCGCGGCCCATGCCTCACCCCGCACCCGGAATAGCTTGATCGTTTCCACAGCCACATCCCCACCCCCCTATCTACCAGCGCGTAACCGGCACGGTGGGCAGGTCACCCACCGCGGCCGGATCGCCTATCCATAGGTTGCATGTACTGCACGCTCCCACGATGTGGCGCGGGTCGTCACCTGTTCGTGCGCGGCCGAGCGTGTGGTGCGCATGCTCCATGATCCCCTCGCAGGAATGCGGCCCGGGGCGCTTCCTCTCGCACCATCCCTCGTCATGTGCTCTACAGCGCCACCGCTGGCCCGTCCTAGGATCGTTGGTCGCGTGGTCGCGGGCGAGCACACCGAGCCGGATGCGGCGCCATGCTCTGGTGCTCCCGCCCGCCCACGATGCGCTCATCCGTCGAGTGTCTGCCGGCGGTAGGCGTGGTGGTGCATGTCGATCGCCGGATCGACGTGGGCCCAGCCCTGTTGCCCTTCGTGCCACCAGATCGGCGCGCGGCACGGCTCGACGTACTTCTCGGTTCCGCGTACGTGGGTGATCTCCTGGGCGCAGCGGTCGCCCGCGGCGACGTCGAGCTGAGGTTCTGCGGGGCGGCCGAAGATCTCGGTCTGGGCGTCTTGGGCGTAGGCCGGGATGAGCGCGGTCGCCCTGTCCGATTCATCTGGAAATGCATCTATATCCGCATCTCCGTCCCCCGGCGCACCTTCGAACGGTTGTGCGAGCGTGGCCGCGGGCTCACTGATCGTGTCGTACGTGGGCGTGCGGCCCGGCTCGGGCGTTGTCGGATTCTGGCCGACCATCCCGGCGTTGCGCTTGTCGACAGAAGTCTCCGCACGGTGGGCCGCAGCAGCGAGGTTGGCCAGGCAGCGGCCGAGCTCGTAGCGGCCGGCCGCGAGTGCTTCGCCGGCCCAGCGGGCGGCCATCTGGGCATCGGTCTCGAAGATCGGGTCGATCTCGGCCCGGAGCTCGAAGTTGATCTGTTTGTCGGGCATGGTTCGTCCTTTGTGGGCGCGGTGGGTACCTCTGGTCAGAACGGACATTTTGCGCTTACGTCCCTTCTCGATGGGAGTGTTGGGGGCAGGAGCGCCCCGCCCCTCTGCACGTGCCGAAGCACTTGCAGAGGGGCGGGAACGTCTCGACGGTCGGCAGTTCGGCTATCGCTTGACGCCGATCAGGGCACTACTCCTGATCATGGGCGGGATGTGTCGGCGGCTCTTCCGCACCCGGCCGCTCCCGATGCGGTAGCGATCGCCCGCCAGGTCGTGGCGGTGAAAGGTGGGACGCATCGGGAGCGGAGCCATCCGGGTGCACCACCTCTGCGGTGGGCACGTTGGGCCATCCGTACGGGTCCCCTGCTCGCGCGGTGGGGACCAACACGTGCGTGGCGGCCGACTCCAATACGCGAATTGGTGCATTTACGCAATCGCGCGGTTGCGGGAGACTTTTTCCCTGATCGATCGATCGGGGCCCGGCGCTTCCCTGTGCACGGGATTACACATTCTGACAGAACGGGCGTGTATGTCGCCCGCTGACAAAGAGAATGTCGCCTGTTTCCGGTAGGCTCACCGCTAGATTGTCGTGGCAGATGATCAGGTTACGCGCTATCGGTTCCCCGTCAAGGGTTGAACCGGGCGCGTTTCCTTTTGTCATCTCCCCCACTTCGTGAGCCACCAGTTGTGCGCATTGTGCTGGTCGCAGTAGAGCTTGAGTCGCGGGCTGCAATGCGGGCACAGCGACAGCACCAGCCAGACCTTGGGCCGCGGCGCCGGGATGGCGGTCCGCGGCGCCGCGGCGGCTCGGGGCGCACCGTCGTCGATCTTGCAGATGAACAGCCCGGGGTCGCCCGCGGCGAGCGGCATCCCGGGCAGGGTCACCGGACGCCCTCCTTCGCGATGCGCCGCGCTTCGGCGAGCGCGGCCACCTCCGGGAGCCACATGATGATGGGCGCGTTCTCCTCCGGCGCGGATACCGGCGAGTAGCTGCGGAGCCGGCCGTCGGCCGCCATGCGGGACACCGTGGCCGGGTCCACACCGAGCATCACCGCAGCGGCGCCGCGCGTGAGCCACTCCTCCGGGTTCGGTAGCGGCAGTTTCGCCACCGTGACAGCGGTCTGCGTTGCGTTCATGCAAGAAAGGTTGACACACATGCACGTTCGGGTGCAACCTGCTTCAATGACATCTGCCAGTGACCAACCCGCTACACCCGCCCCGCCGGCCGACCGCAGCGCCCGCGAGGCAGTGATCAGGGATCTCTACGCCCTGGTCGCGTTCTACGTCGCCAACCCCGAGCACCCGTTGCCCTGGTACATCCAGGTGCACCATGTGGCGCCGCTCGCCGAGGTGGAGCGCATCGCAGAGGAGCGGCACGCCACGGTGTACGGCCCGGAGCGGCCGATGACCGACCACCGGCTGGAGCGCACTTCGGTGCCGATCGTCCTGCTGGTCGCCACGCCGCGAGAGGAGAGCGCGCTGTGACCGGGGCGCCGCGGGCGCACCGGTTCGATGACCTGGACGCGATGGTCGCCGTGGCCATCCAGCGCGAGGAGGCGCGGGCCCCTCTGCAAGGGGTCGACGCCCTCGCCGTGGAGGCGATCGTCGCGCTCTCGCACGCGGGCATGGACCTGATCGGTGAGGGACAGCGGCCGATGCACAGCGACCTGACCCGTAAGCGTCTGCTGGAGCGCGGCCGGGCCCAGCTCGACGCGGCCCGAGACCTGATCGGCCGATTCACCATCACCAGAGAGGCAGCGGAGTGAGCGACCAGTACGTGGTGCCCGGGGACCGTGACCACCCGGAATGGTGGACGCGGCAGGACGAGGAGATCTTGCGGGGTGCGCTGGCCGAGCTCGGCGAGCTCCCGCGGCCGCCGTACGTCGAGCGGGAGCCCGATCGGCTGGTGTACGTGCCGCTCCCCCGGCGCCGGCGGTGGGCCCGCGAGATCGGCGCGTGGATCACGCTCGTGGCGGTCACCGTGCTGGTGCTGCTGCTGGCCTCGTGGGCCGGTGAGCGGCCGGCCCCGCCGATCTGTCCCGGCGATCCGGCCGGGTGCGCCGATCTCCAGACGGTGGACCCCACCACGATCCCGCGGCCGAGCTCGGGCCCGCGATGAAGCCGCTCATCATCGATCTGTACTGCCGGATGGGCGGCTCGACGGTCGGCTACCAGGCTGCGGGGTTCCGGGTCGTGGGGGTCGACCTGGAGCCGCAGCGCGGGTATCCGGGCGACGGGTTCGTCCAGGGTGATGCGATCGCCGCGCTGCTGGAGATCAAGTCGGCCGGCGACCTGGCGGGCACCGGGCGGCCGGTGGCGATCCACGCGGGCCCGCCGTGCCAGGACGCGAACACCGCGACGATGACCAACCGCAAGCGCGGCCTGGTCGACGACCACCAGCAGTTGGTGCCCGCGACGCGGGAGCTGCTGGACGTGATCGGCCTGCCGTACGTGATCGAGCAGCCGACGTCGAGCCGGCGCGGCACGATCCGCCGGGATCTCACGCTGTGCATGGACACGTTCCGCGGGGATCGTCCTCCTCCCTGGGTGATGAAACACCGCTCGTTCGAGCTCAGCGGCTTCACCGTGGCGCAGCCCGTGCACCGCAAGCACGCCGGCCGGGTGCGCGGGTGGCGCCACGGGGAGTGTTTCGACGGGCCGTACGTCGCCGGGTACGGCAACGGCGGCGGGAAGGCGACCGCGGCCGAGCTGCGTCACGCGCTCGGGATCGACTGGATGACGGACCGGTTCGATCTCTGCGAGGCGATCCCGCCGGCCTACACGGAGTACATCGGTGCGGCGTTGCTCGAGCAATGTCAACCTGGGTTGACGTTGCTCGAGCTGGAGTACGACCCTGCCGACTACCGGAAGTGCTCGACGTGCCAGCAGCCGACCGGGGCGGGCTGTGTGGCCCGCAGCGGCCGGATCGTGGGCGGGGTGCCGGACGGGATACGTGTGCTGCTTCCCCGGCCGCACGTGGCCCGTGAGCGGCGGGCGGGGCGGTAACGTCCGGGGGTCGGTTGCCCCGACACGGAACGGCCCTCACCCGAATCGGGTGAGGGCCGTTTCACGGGGGCGGTTGCGCGGGGGGTGATCCGCGTTGATCAGCCGTCGTCCTGCTCGTGGCCGAGCGTACCGACCGGACGCGAGTGATCGCTACCCGGTGAAGGCGTCCTTCATCAGGGTCCGGCCGTGCCAGCCGGTGATCCGGTTGTGCGGGCCTTCGCCGTGCTGGGCGCGGTGGGCGTTGACCGCGGCTTCGGTCTTGGGCCCGTACACGCCGTCCTTGGCGCCCGGGTCGCAGCCGACGTCGGCCAGCAGGTACTGCCAGAATTCGACCTCTTCGCCCTCGTCGCCCTTCACCGGAAGGAACATCCCGGTCACCTCGCCCTCGATCTTGGCCGCGAACGCCGCGACCTGCTTGCTGTTGCCGATGATCTCCCAGTGCATGCCGTCCGGCCGGGAGAAGTCGCCACCCCAGCGGAGCACGCCGTCGCTCTCGCGCTCCAGGGCATGGCAGGTGTCGATCTGGGCGGCCGAGAACGAGTCGCTCGGCGGGTCGCCCATGTTGTGCTGGTCCGCGTTGAGGTCCAGCCCGCAGCCCGCGGCGTGCGTGGACCACTCGTCCGAGCCGCTGATCTTGCGTTTCTCGTAGCCCCAGCAGGTGCCGGAGACCAGCGTCTCCACCCGCCGGTTGTACTCCGCGGCGAGCCACCGGAACACGATGGCGACGTCTCCGGCCAGCACGCCCTGCGGCGCGTTGATCGTGCCGTAGATCGGGCCCTCGTCCATGTCGTCCGGCTCGGCCACCGGCCAGCCGTTCTGTGCGGTTGCCATCAGTGCCCTGCCTTCCAGTCCTCCAGCGCGCTTACCTGCTTGCGCAGCGCGCTGAGCTCGGTGTCCTTGGCCGCCAGGTGCCCGTTCGTCTGGTCCTCCGCGGCCGATGCCGATTTGGCACCCGCCACGGAGGCAACCGTGTTGATACCCAGCAACGGCAGAATGATCGTGATCCCCACGGTCTGAATCCACTGTCGCAGGTCCGTCGTGTCGATGCCGTTGAGCGACAGCGTGACAAACGCGGCGAGCGTGCCGAGCGCGAGCACCCCGCATACGATGATCACCGTCACCACGACGGCGGTGGGCGCCTTCCCCAGGAAGCGCATGAGCATCCGTTCCCCTCCGATCACCCGAGCCCCAGGGTGATCATTTTACGCCGCGGGTGTGACTATTTCCGCAGCTCAGAGCTTGGTTAGCCGTAGCCACGAGCCCAGGTTCATCGTCACCAGGGCAACGTCGGCGGTGACCTGGCCGAACCGTACGCGGAAGGTGCCCGGGGTCGCCCCGATCTGGAGATCGCCCCACATCATCAGGGACGTCTGGGTGGTGCCGGCGCCGCGGCCGGTGTCGCCGGTGGTGGCCACCGAGCTCTCGATGGTGTCCGCGGTCGCCGTGCTGGCCGGTGTGCGGCCGAGCTCGAAGCGGGCGAACGAGGCGCCGGCCGGGTAGGAGTAGTTGAACCGGATGTCGGGGGTGTTGCTGCCCGCGGTGAAGCGGAAGAACCCCTCGACGAGGTAGATCGCGTTGGCCTCGACGGCGCAGAACAGTTCGTCGTCGTCCTGTACGGCGGCCGAGCTCGCGGGCGCGTTCTCGTTGGTCGTCTTGCGCACCAAGATCGGAATGTTGTTGTTGATGTCCCCGACAACGAACGGGTTGCCGCCGCTCACTCTGCCCACGTGATCATCCCCATCCCCAGGTACCGCCGTCTGCGATGTGCACCGGCGTGCCGGAGGCTTGTGCCTTGACCACGCCGTTGATCGACCGCTGAACGGTCGCTGTCTGTGTCCACGGGCCGGTACCGGTCCGGGCGTTCATCGCGGTCACCCGCACCCGCTCACCGGCTACGAGCAGGTCGTACGGGGTGGTGAGCGACCAGTCCTCGTTGGCGGTGTGGGTGAACGTCACCGCGGTGGTGGTGGTGGTCCAGGCGCCCGAGGTGACCGAGCTCTCCAGGTCGTGGCGGTGCACGCCGTCGCCCCAGGTGCCCGTGGCGAACACCCCGCCGGGTACGTGCTCGAACGTGACCAGATGCCGTTTGAGCAGGTCGGTACCGCCGCAGCGGACCACCATGAACAACTGCGGCTCGGGGGTGCGCCCGGTGACCTTGATGAACATGCCGACGTCGACCGCCTCGACGGCGGTGCGGAGCCCGGGGTTGTTGTCCAGGTCCACGGTGATCGGCCCGAACCGCTCCACCTGCTGGAAGAAGTTGAGGTACGCGCTGGCGACCTGGACGACGTCGCCGGCGTTGAGGAGATTGACGTTGATCGTCTTGTCCAGCACGCCGATCCCGGCCGGCGGGTCCGCGGTGCCGTACCGGCCGTTCACCTGCTGGGCGGTCGCGGAGATGCCCGAGGCGTCCTGGGCGATCACCGTGTTGTAGAGCTCCAGCGTGGTCGCGAGCTCGGTGAAGCCGCCCCCGACGTCGGCCGGGTAGGCGAGCGTGAGCGCCGGCGTGTTGGCCTGGGTGTAGAGGTAGTTGCGCAGCGCGAACCGCAGCCCGCGGCCGGCCGGGCTCTCGAAGATCAACCCGAACTCGGTCGAGATGATCTCTTGGAGCTGTGCCTTCAGGGTGCCCGGCCGCTGCGGGCCCATCTTCGTCGCTTTGGCCTCGTCCCCGAGCACCTCCAGGGGGATGCCCCGGCCGATCAGGATGCGCCGGTAACGGGCCGCGGTGGTCTCACCCGGGTACGAGTTGATGGCGTTGATCATGTTGCCGGACTGGAGGTCCTCCGTGACGCCGTCGCAGAGGAACACGTGCCCGAGGTAGGCGCCGTTCATGATCGTGTTGGTCTTGGCCAGCCAGGTCACCGGGCGGCCGGCCGTGCCGACGAACGTCCCGGTTGCGCCGGTCAGCACCGGGGAGTCCTCCGCGTACCAACCCGGCTCGTATGTCCAGTTCGCCCCGCTCTTGGACATTTTGAGGCGGAACACGATGTCTTTGCCGGGGGTGACCCCGCCGTTGCCGATCGACGTGTTGAGCAGCACCGAGCCGACGTCGTCGGTCACCGTGAGGTTGTACGTGGTGGTGCTGGCCGACCACGCCCAGTTGTAGCCGTTGCTGGTCGTCCAGGCGAACACCAGGCGCTCGGTGGCGTCGGCGCCGGCGCAGTTGCTGGTGAACTGGATTTGCCAGCCGTTGGTGGACACGTTGGTCGGGAACCGGCCGTCGACACGGGCGGTCGCGCCCAGGGTGAGCAACTTGTTCGAGCCGGCCGGGCCGTCGGCGTTGGCGAACGTCACCCCGGAGACCAGCGCGGGCCCGGTCGTCGACATGCCCGCGGACATCACCGTGGCGTTGGGGCCGTCCTCACCGGGCCAGTACGCCCGTACGGTTGTCAGGGCCCGGATCTGGGTGCGCAGCGGTGAGGCGACCACGTCTCGCCAGCGCCCGACCGTGCCGATCGGGCCGGACACCTTGAAGTCGACCCACCGCAGCCCCTTGGTTGTGATCTTGGCGGTGGTCTGGTGGTCGTCGGTCTGGCCCGGGGTGAGGGTCTCCAGTTCGCCGGCGTAGAGGGCGTGGCCGTCGAGCTGGTAGAGGAACGGCAGGTACTGCCCGATGATCCCGTAGAGAGCGCTCTCGGGGTTGGTGGGCCGGTACGTGTCGTCGTCGTCGTAGCACCGGAACCGGAGCTCGCCCTTCTGCATGCCGAGTTCGTCGTCCACCCCGCGGGTGTAGGTGATGCCCTGCGGGCTGGCCACCCGGTCCGCGGCGATCGCGTGGTAGGCGCCCGAGTAGAAGATCTGAGGCTGGAGCGCGTAATCGGTCATGTGATCCGCAGCCCGATCGAGCTCGGGTCACCGCCCGCGGCGACCACCTCGTCCCGCACAATCTGCAAGATCATCCTGGTGAGGGAATCGCCCGCGGAGATGATCGTGGTGGCGCCGCTCCCGCCGCGGCCCGAGCCGGTCTCGATCCGCTCACCGCCCATGGCCAGGATCGGCACCACCTCGCCGAAGTTGCCCGGCACCACACCGCCCGAGTGGAAGGTGGGGATATTGGGGACGGTGAAGCCCTTCCCGCCGATCACCGGCACCCAGTCGGGCACGGTGAAGCTCAGCCCGCCGATCGTGGCGTTCCAGAGCTTGGCGATCGTGTTGAACGCGAACTTGTAGGGCGCGATCAGGAAGTTCGCGACCTTGGAGAACGCGGTCTGTATCCACCCCGGGATCTTCCTCAAAAAGTCCCAAGTGTCCGATGCGGCCTTCCTGATGAAGCCCCACGCGGCCTTCCAGAGATTCTGGAACCAGTGCGTTTTGGTCGCGATGATCACGACGATGGCGACCAGGCCGGCGATCGCGAGCACGATCCACCCGATCGGTGACGTGAGGAATGCGGCTTTTAGCAGGTTTTGTGCGACGGTGAACGCGGTGGTGGCGCCCGCG